GTACATGTATTGGTGCAGTTGTTAGTCGTGACGAAGCAGTTCGTTGCGGTTGCGCTGAGCGTGCCGACGATTCCTGTCGGTAACGATTTTGGGAGGGACTTCGGTTCCTCCCTTTTTCGTACACAACAATGTGTATTAATTAATAGAAAGGTTAATATGTTAGAACTTATAAAGTTTAGGTTAAGCATGTGGAAGATTAGTATTGGAATCTTCCGGATTAATTTGCACCTACTCTATCTAAACTGGATACTCCTTGTGTCCCGTGTAAAGGAATGGAGTTGGGAAGTTAAGTATGGTCGTCATTTTAATGACGTGACTTATGGTGAATTAACTGATGAGGATGAACTCTACCTCTGGTGCATCACCGACCAATAGCAAATCTTGGGAGGGCGCAAGTCCTCCCATTTTTTGTACACACCTGTGTACATTCATTAACATTAGCCCCTGCGGAACGGCAAGGGTTTGGGCGCAAGTATACCGGCAAGCCGGTGGCGCTGTTTCCAAACCCACATGCCGTAGCAGTATGGCTATTCAATAGAAAGGTAATACATGGTATATCAAACATATGATGGTGGAACTGAAACGCCACCCGACGAAGCTTTTGCTAACTTCTCTCAAGAGGTCATTGCATCGTTGTCAGCTCTTCACGGTTTTGCAGATCGTGACTCTGGCGACCCTGTACGTTATGGTCCTTATAACGAGATGATGTCAAACAAAGGCTTATTGTTCGGCAGAACATGGGTCACGCAAGCTGATAAGCTTGGTAAAGACATGAGTTATTACGATAACAATGGTCTTATCAATCGCAACTTCACTGACGATGATCCCGTCAAGAATTTCTGGATTGATCAAGTCTCAGTTAGTTTCGAGACTATCGACATGTCAGAAGTTGTTGGCACTCTGTTAGGTTATCAGTTACGAGTTATTGACTACTGGCACTTTGTCAGTGGTCAAGCTCCAGAGTATCGTGGCAAAGCAATCATTGTTGCTCGTATTTACGAGAACGATGGCAAAGCTTTTAACCACCCACTCTACGATAACCTTGGAAGTGGCACTATCAAGATGGACCGTCAAGGTCGACCACATAAATACGTTTTTGAGCCTATTGGCTTCAGCAACATTGTTGCTGGTGATCACTGGCTCAACGTATTCGTCAGGCTTAGTCAGAATTACATGGCTTGTGTTTATCGCAACCAAAAGCAATCACGTGACGAAACCTTGTGGGATACCGATGACACTCAATCCAAGTTGATTGAGTCCGGCTTGTATCAGTTGACAAATGACTTCTTTATTGACGAATCGAAAGATGTCAAGAAAGAAACTCGCAAAGTAATTACCTCCAAAGGTAAGAAACGTGAGACTAACCGTATCCATCAAGACATTGACGAGGAATTGTCCATAGCTAAGCTTATGGAGGAAGACTGGTCATGACGGAATCAGGGAGGGCTTCGGCTCTCCCTCTTTTCGTTACAACAAGTAATAGAAATAAAAAAGTAGTGTAAATAAAAGAAAGGATAATGTATGAAACCATTAGTATTTAAAAATCGTGACGGCAAAGTTGGCAGGTATGTCAACTGCAAATGCCCCAAGGGTAAATGTCCGCCACATATAAAACGTTAGCGATCTTCCTGGCCTTTCTATTATCGACTGCGTGCGACACAGTGCAACCTATTTGCAATCCGTACTGTGTCGCAACAGTCGTGAAGGTCTTCGACTCTAACACAGTACAACTTAATAATGGTGTTACTGCTGACGTTCTTAATTACAGAGAAATAAATGTAGATCTACCGCACGGTCAATTACAGATGATGTGCCTTAGATCTCATTTGGAAGGTAGAGAAATTACATATCTACCTATCCGTACTGATTACAGAAGTAATAAAAGAATTGAAGTAAAAAATAAAATAATAAATTGTAAAAATTAAAGAAAGGAAAATGTGAATGACAAAGATGTAATGAATCTAATTATTGCATTGTATGAATGTCGTAGTGCATTTATTAATTATTCTTCGGATCATTCTATTGAGAATTGTCCGCAAATTCGTTGGGTTATCAAGTCGGTAGCCCAGCTTAGTGATCTTGTGTGTGATGCGCCTTTAGAGGTATCTGCACTTGATCCGTTTTAAAAAATATAATGAAAGGATATTCCTATGAATATTGCTAACCTTATCAACCAAGCTATGTCGGATACTTCTGACCTGCCTGACGGTTATGTCCGTGGCGGAGATATGGAGATTGTACCTGATGTTGATTCAGACTTCTATGTGAACATTGAGTTCGCACGAGTTAAAGAATCTCGTTCAGGTAATCCTACTATCCTTCTAGGCTTTAGTAATGTGTCCACTGATGGCGCTGAGGGTATTGCTCACTTTGAGAACTTTACCTTCTCTACTTCATCTACTACTGGTACTCGAATTACTATTGAGCGACTAATTGCACTTGGCGTAACTACTGAACTTATTCAGTCTGGTGACCTAAATGCTATAGCCGATGACCTAGAATCCATCACTGAGGCTTCTGTCTATGTAGTGGATCATGAAGAAGGCACTGATGGTCGTATCTTCCCTCGTTTTGAGTGGAGTATGATCAAGCGTGAATCCAGCGATAGCTGATGTATCGTGGGCAGGAGGACACCCCATCCTTCTGCCCCTTTACTAGAGAACTATGTGGTTTGTTGCTTTCTCCGCATAGTTTTCTAGTAAGGCTCTCCAACTCCGCAATGGAGAGTCTTTTAAGTTCATAGCTACGCTCCCCACATAGCTTCGTAAGCCATGCAAGGATAGTAGCCCTAGCGATTATTTGGAGTGTTAGATATGCGTAAATTGTTTTTAATTGTTGTTGTGTTTTCTTGTTTTGTTTTTAGTGGTGTTGTTGTTGCAGATCATAAGCATCCTGATTTTGTGGATTGGGAGTTGTTGGAGTCTTGGTCTTATGCTCAGGAGTATAGTTGGCAGGAACAGAGTATGCTTGTTGAGTTGTTGCAGTTTTGGTTGGGTGTTGAGGCTGATGGTTTGTATGGTAGGCAGACTCATTTGGCTCATCGTCAGAGGGCTATGGAGTTGAATATTCCTGTTGTTTTGTATTCTACTGTTTCTGAAGATGCTACGTTTCGGCCTGAGGTTGAGCGTTGGCGTTCTGTTGTTGAGGATGCGATTGTTTCTAATGGTGGTTTGTTGTCTGATACTGCCAGGTTTTTGAGTGTTATTAATTGTGAAAGTGGTGGTGATGAGAATGCTTATAATTCTGTGTCGTCTGCTAGTGGTTTGATGCAACATTTGGCTAATTATTGGGATGCTCGTAGTGAAACTGCTTTGGGTTATGTTGCGAGTCCTTTTGATGGTGAGGCTAATATTAGGGTTTCTGCTTGGCTTATTTATAGGGCTACTGGTGGTGGTTGGAAGCATTGGGTGTGTGTATGAATTTTGATGATTTTGTGAAGCAACCTAAGCGTGTTGGTTATAGGAAGGCTAAGTTTTGGGTGAAGTGTTTGGATTGTCGTGCTATTTATTCTGATCGTGTTTTTAGAGATTATCCTGATTGTAAGTTTTGTGGTGGTGCGAATTGGTCGAATAGTTATTAGACAAAAGTTTTTGGGTACTAGGTAGGCCTCCAATAGTTAACACACTACCTAGTACCCTTATTATTATTATTATTTTGTCTATTTATTATTATTATTATTACTATTGGTACTGTTTGTGCTGGTCAGAGGGTTTCTGTGGTGTAGACAAAAGTTGATATTTTTTTGGTGATTGTGTTATGTTTTATGTCAAAAGTAAAAGAAATAAAAGAAAAAGAAAGGAGAAAATGTGGTTTTGCTCGTGAATAATGATGGAAATTATTCAATTACGTTAACTGAAGATGAATTAACGTCTATTCAGGTGGCTCTTGCTGAACAGTTTATGTTTTTTGCTAAAGTTTCGTCTGATGATGATGTTTCGCCTAAAACTTATGGGAAGGCTGTTGAGTTGCGTGAAATGTTTCGTGATTTGTTAATCAAAACAGCTAATGATGGTAGTATCATAGATTTTATTACTAAAATTGATGATGATCCTGCTTGTGAGATGGTTTGGTCTGTTCTTATTGAAGATGATCAAGAAGAATAAGAAAAAATATAGAAAAAAGAAAGGACAAAATATGTCTAGTATTATAGAGCAAACTAGGGGTAAAAATATTACCTTTAGTGAGCTGAAAGAAAATTTGTCAGCTATTAGGGATGCTCGCCATGATATTGTGGTGAATACGAAGGATTTGGTCAGTCATGTACCTGGTTTTCTTCGTACTCCTGAGATAGGTGACGTTTTGACTTCGGAAGGCGTGGGTTTACCCCCTCGTGATTGGGAGTTGACTCCTCATGCTTTGCGTCAGTGGTGTCATAAGTTTAATGTTCCAGCTAAGTATATGTCTAAGCTTGTTGGTCATGAATCTTTTGCTTATCCTGAGTTGGCTAAGGAAGTTATGAATACTACGAATCGGGTTGAGGAACGTGATGTTATGTTGCGTGGTTTGATTGATCCGAATGGTTTAGATTTCTACTGCCGTGCTATTGTTTCTCCTAGTTACAGTATTATTGAGAATTTCGATATTCTTGCCGCTGTTTTCGAGGGTTTCAAAGCTGTTCGTGAAGAACATGGTATTGATTTTGAGCCTGGCCCTGCTTCTGTTAGCGATACGCAAATGCGTGCTCGTATTAACATACCTCAGTTGCATGTGGTAGCTGAGGAATTGTTGCGTAATTACACGTCACCGTTTACTGGTAATCGTGGCATTGATAACCCCATTGTGTTTATGGGTATTGAGATACGTAACTCTGAGGTTGGCGCTGGTGCTTTCAGTCTTGTGCCTTCTGTTATCATTCAAGTTTGTGATAATGGTATGACGTTGACTGAAGATATTTATCGTAAGGTTCATCTTGGTGCTAGTTTAGATTCTGGTGTTGTTTCTCAGCGTACGTTACGTGCGACTACTGAGTTGATTACATCTGAAACTATTGACAAGGTTGTTGAGATAGCTCATCCTGATTTTATTCAGGCTAAGGTTGATGAGCTTCGTGGTTTGAAGAAACCTGTCGGTGTTCAGGTTGTTAGTGAGTATCTTAAGACAGCATTTGATGATGATGTTGCTATGGGTATTTTTAATGACTTTGTTATGGGTACTGATTTGTCTGCGTTTGGTGTAGCTCAGGCTATTACTTCGTATTCGCAGAAAGATTATGTACCTAATGATGTTGCTCAGTCGCTTGATGATTCAGCTATTGAGCATGCTAAAGCATTAGTGTAGTTGTTCGTCGGCGGGTTTAGTTACACCTTTCTATTTCCCCGTCGGCTGGCAGGGAAGCGTTGTCTCCCTTCGTTTCCCTGCCATTTAAATCGTCGTGCAAGGTAGACTTGGTAAACGAGCTAATTGTGCGACATAGAGTGCCCTAATAGGTTAAATGTGTTTAGGATTGGAAAGTATACTTAATCACGTGTGTCCAGTGCCCTGAGAATCGTCGCAGATGGGTAAGGAGAGACTAAATAACAGCTCTAAAAGTTCTAGGCCCAGGTAAAGTCGCAAGCTTGCGCTCAACGTGACATGACCTGCGAGCCTAGTTGAGTGATGGAGAGGATGGTCCTATATGAGAATATTCCTCCGGCTGTGCAGACAGCAGATCTACTCATGTAAATCCACATTTCAGTGGTATTGAGTAGGTCCACACTCACATTTAAAATTTAAGATCGCTTCGGATCAAGACGCAGGAGCCTTGGACATGTCAGGTGTTCCGGTCCCCTGATTCCGAAGGAAGTAATAGGGGAATGTAACAAAGGACGGGTTAATTACCCATTGTGCATGGTGAAAACTTAGCGGTTAGTATCCGGCAATGCAAAGTACTGTACAAGTCTTTGACGCATATGTCCCACCGGAACCCAGAGTATCGTCGCAGATACATCAGGGTGGTGTCCCCTATTGCTTCAGGTATTCGCTAATATAAAAATGTGACATTACCTAGGACATATGTTGGTGTAGACCCTGGTTCTACTACTGGCTTGGCTGTCCTTAGAGAGACTGGTGACGGCTGGATAGCCGCCCATGATCAAGTTTCTGGCCCTCATGATGCGGCCCATTGGCTCCGCAGGCATTGTGAGGGTCAGTTTATTGAACTTGTTTATGAAACATTTTACATTGGGGATAGAACATTAAAGGCTGGTAACACTGGTGTGTTTGATGCTTTACATCTTATTGGTTGGATTACTGTGGAGTTTGATTTGTGGCTGGGTGTCCGCTTGTATCCGCAGTCCCCTTCAGAAGGAAAGACTATTAAAAATCCCCCGTTGAAAGCTATGGGTTTGTATACTCCTAGTTTTCGCCATGCTAATGATGCGATGCGTCATATTGTTAGACATCATTTGTCTCATAAGCCTGATAGCAATGTGTCTAAGGAGTATATAAAAAATTTGAGAAAATAAAGAAACAATAAAGAAAGGAAAAATTATGGGTGCATATAAAGATATCCAAACTGAAGCTGAAGAGAGGGCCGCTGATCCTGTGTTTAGGTTGGCGGTTATTCTTATCTTTGAAGACATAATGCAAAAGCTTATGGGGCAGATTACTGAGCAGTTTGCTAAAGCATTTGCGTTTCGTAGTGATCTACGCAACTTTGTGTGGAAGAAGGATAAGTAATGGATGTTATTGAATTGACGATACTTATGAAGTATGAAGCTCAGTCTAATAAGAATGTAGACACTGATATAAATAATTTAATTGACACTCTTCACAATGAAGATGTTTTTATTACTAGTAACGAAAGGGTGGTGCATAGGTATGTTCCAGTTGAAGGAAAATGATATTGTCGAATACCGACCTGATATAAAAGATTGGCGTATATATACTAAGACTCCTCATGAAGGTCAGTATGTTACGTTGCCTGATACGTATCTTTCTGCTTGGGATATTCGTTTGTCTGATCATTATGATTTGAAAAGAATTAATCAAGAGGGCGTGGATCGTATACATCAATGGGGTGATCAGCGTTTGTCATTGGAGTCTCGTAAAAGTATTGTTGAGAACTCTGATGAATGGTTTGGTTATCAGTGGTGGACAGGTCAGAAGCTTGGCCATGTTGGATGTGAGAATAAGTCTTTGTTTATTAACGACGGCACTGGTTTAGGTAAGACTCGTTCTGCTTTGTGTGCTTTGGATAATAATTTTAGGTTAGCTCCTAATATTATTGTCTGCCCGAAGGTTGCTATACCCGTGTGGACTAAAGAGATCGAGACTGTGTTCCCTGGCGCAGATTATATTACTATTGTTGGTGATGCCAAGGAACGAAAGACTAGGTTAAAGCATGTTGAGGATGTCAATTTTGTTATTATCTCTTACGATAACCTTATTAAGCATGTTAGTTGTAAGCATTGGCCTAATAGTAAGAAGCTTCCGGCAGGGGAACTTGATTTCCATGAATATAACTCGGTTATTATCGATGAATCACATAGGATTAAAAGCCCTAAGGCTTTGCGTACTCGTTGTTGTTGGACTCTTGCTGGTAATGCTGATAAAAGGATAGCGTTAACTGCTACTCCTACTACTGGTAACCCCGAAGATTTGTGGGCGCAATGGCGTTTCCTTGCACCTAAAGAGTTCCCTACGTTAACTGCTTGGCGTGAACGTTTTCTTAATATGCGTGAGAACTGGCACGGTGGTTTAGATTGTATTGGTTGGAATGAAACAGGTCATACACATTACCTTCAGATATGTGGGTGGCGTACTACCCATAATCAGTTCGGAGATAAAGCTGTTGCTTATGCTATGCGTGGTATGACGATACCTGAAGAAGGTCCGCATACTGTTATCAAGGTTCCTTTGAACACACTCCAGCGAAAAGGGTACGATCAAATGTTGGAATCCTATATATCAGATTGGGATGACAATATTCTTATCGCTAAAAATGATTTGGATAAGTTCACTAAGCTTAGACAGTGGGCTAATGGTAGACCTGTTTTGAATGACGCCAATCGTGTCATGGGTTTGTCTACTCCTTCTGCCAAGGTTGATGCGATGATTGATCTACTCGAAGATGTTGATTGTAATGTTGTTGTATTTTGTGAGCATTCTAAGGTAGCTGGCATGATTTATCGTGGGCTTGATGAGCGTTTGCCTCAAAAATTTCTTGTAAATATTATTACTGGTGATACCAGGCAAGCCTCCAGGGACCATATCATTAGGTCTTTTCAAGATGTTAATGATCTGACTCGTAAGATTCTTGTTTGTACTAGTGGCACGATGTCTGAATCTGTATCTCTTACTAACGCTGGTTTGCTTGTGTTCGCTCAGGAACCAACCAGCTTACAACAGTTCATTCAATGTCGTGGTCGTGTTCGTAGGGTAGGTTCAACTCATGTTGTCCCTGCTATATCCCTCCGAGCTGAAGACACTGTAGAGGAGCACCTTGCTTTGCATATGTCTAATAAAATAAAGGTGTATGAAGAATACTTTGAAGCTTTATCTAATGAAAGGAAATAAAGATAATGGGTAATTTAAGAAAGATAGGTGAGATACCTGTTGACTCAGGTCAGATGATGTTAATAGATCCTTGCTATATTCTGGCTGATAATAATACTAAGGATGAAAAGTTAAACAAGTTATATGAAGATGCTTGTAGTGTTTCATGTAGCGATGAGATGGCTGGAACATTTAACCTTGGTGCAGTATGTAGTACTGGCTACGGTGATGGTTCTTATCCTGTGTACGTTGATGTAGAGGATGGTCGCATCTCAAAGATGGTGATTAGATTCATCAGGCCTAACGCTTGGTACGAAGATGATGAAGAAGACATGGATTGGTAGTATACTCTAATCCATGGGTATGACGTTCGGAGCTTGGCTCAGATACGGAATTGAAGAAGGGTATTGCACATCTAACTACTGCGCTAACCATGACTTGTATGCACCTGAAGATGGAGAACTGTTTGGTCAGCTCGCTGATGAGTATGACGGTATGGATTTCTGTTGGCCTACAGTCAGGTTACGCACGTTAGCTGAGGATGTTTAGTGGAACCTAAGATTCTGTTTTATGACATTGAAACTGCGCCTAACTTGGCGTATGTGTGGGGCCATTATCAACAGGATGTTATAGCTCATGAACGTGAGTGGTACATCCTTTGTTTTGCTTGGCGTTGGGGTCATCAGAAAACTATACATGCGTGTGCTCTTCCTGATTTCCCTAAGACATATGCTAAAGATCCTGAAGATGATTTCCATGTAGTAAAGAAACTGCATGAATTATTTGATGAAGCTGATGTTATTGTCGCTCATAATGGAGATGCTTTTGATTACAAAAAAGCTAACGCCAGGTTTGTTAAACATGGGCTTGGTCCTGCATCTCCTGTTAATTCTATTGATACTCTCAAGCTAGCTCGTAGACATTTTAAGTTCACCACTAATCATCTTAATAGTTTAGGTAAGTACTTAGACATTGGTGTAAAGACTGACACTGGTGGTTTTAAAACGTGGGCTGGCTGTATGCGAGGTGATCCTGCGGCATGGAAAACCATGGTCAAGTACAACAAGCAGGATATTAATTTATTGTACGACGTGTACATGGCGTTACGCCCTTGGATGAACAATCATCCTAATTGGAATATGTATACCGAAAAGAATGGTTGTCCTACGTGTGGTCATAAGCAGGTTATTCGTCGTGGTTATAGACGTACTCGTACTATGACATATATTCAATATCAATGTAAGGGATGCGGTGCTTTTTCTCGTCAGCGTGTTGCTGAAAAAGATTATCGCCCTGGCATTGTTTAAATAATTAAATAAAAAAACAGAAAAGAAAGGAAAAGTTATGACTTACCCTATGCGTAAAGAAGAAGATAAAGAGGAGAACCAGACAGAAGTTCTTTCGACAACACTTGAATATGATCATGGGCAGAATCTAATTGTCCATGCTTATGTCAAGTCTAAGCAAGTTGAAGGCGTGGAGAATGAGCATAAGTTTATGCACAGTATCCTTGTCGATAATGCCTGTAAAGATGCTGGCAATAGCGCTTCATGTTCTATTTGGGGCAGTCGCTGGTTCGATAACTATGATGATTGCGTTATAGATATGAACGACAAGCTAGCCAATTCAATTAAGGAAAGGTACACGATTCATGAGTAATTGTCCTTGGTGTCAAGATACAATAGAAGAACCCTACTATGCGTTAAGCAGACTGGATAACGAGACAAGGATATGTCCTTCTTGTGGCGTAGCTGAAGCTCTTATGCAGTTCAAAAGAATGGAGAATAATGAATAGCACAGTAATAGAAAGATTCAATGAGGAAGGTGAACGGCTTAACCCAGCAGGCAAGATCAGTGTGTCCGCTACTGGGTTGGTGACGTACAGTGTTTGTCCTCGTAAGTTTAAGTGGTCACGTGAGGATGGCTGGGAGTATGATGGGCCTAAGAAAGCTAATGCTATGTGCCTTGGTTCGTTGGTGCATTACCTTATTGAGGTTGGTATACCTGTTATGGTTCAGCCTGAGTATGGTCCTATGTCTGCGATGGAGGTAGCAAAGCGTGAGATTGATTCTTGGATTGCGGCTTATTCAGATAATGAGATTGTGCAGTCTGAGATATATGAGAAGATAGTTCCTTACGCTAAGGTCATGGCGTTTAATACTTTTCTTTGGTTTGAGGAAGATAAGTTCTTTGATCGTTATGACATTGTTTCTATGGAGGAAGATCATGCTTGGTATATTGACTTGGGTTGGGAGCTTAGGTGTCGCCCTGATCTTATTGTACGTGATCGGGTTACTGAACAGTTAGGTATCATTGACTTTAAGACTGGTGCTTCTGTTGATCAGGCTCCGATGAACTCTGATTGGCAGATGCGTACGATGGCTGTGGTCATGGAGCATGTGTATGATACGCCTGTTTCTTTTGGTGGTCATCTGCGTATTAAAAAGATTAAAGACACCAAGCGAGCGAAGCCTCCTTATGTTCAGCTTAATGAAATGCGTTTTGATTCGGAAAGAATTAAGTTAGCTGAGGATGAAATTACTCATTTGTTGCATCAAATAAGTTCCGACGTGGTACACTTACCTAACCCTACTTGGACTTGTCCCTCTATGTGTAGTTTTTACGACGCATGTGAGGCGAAAAGTGCTAACCAAGATTGGGAATACGTAATGAAAGTTGATCACAAGAAAGGAACTTGATGAATGATTTGAAAGTATTCCTCCACATACATGGAGTGTTTGGTTCAGGTAAGACAGCGTTTGGTTTGTCTGGCCCTGGGCCTCGTTTAATAGCTGACGTTGAAGGCGCTAGCTTTAAGTCTAAGTATGGCGGAATAAAAATTCTTTGGGATGACTGGCATAAGTCTGGTCAAGATGACGCTGATACTGTTGTCTATCCCATTAAAGAAGAGGATGATCTTAAATGGATTATTGATTACCTGAAAAAGGGTGAGCATCCGTTTGAAACATTTACTCTTGATAGCTTGACTTTGTATCAGACAAAGTTAAAGCGTGAACTTCAACAACCTAACCAAGAGTTTAATCCTGATGCTGAGTTTACGTTCCATGCGTGGAATCGTGTGCTTAATCATATGCTTATGCAATGTGAGGATCTCTTGTCTGTTGTTGAACCTAGTGCTAAGAAACCTATGAATGTTTGTTTGATATCTGCTACTGATCGTGAGGCTCATTACATGCGCCCATTGTTGGAAGGTCAGATACGTAAACGTTTGCCAGGTTTAGTAGACATACATGGGTTTATGAAACTGCAACGTGATAAGCAAGGCGAGCTTCGTCAGCTTATGCAGTTTGAACCTACTGATCTTGTTGATGCTAAATGTCGTTTGTGGCAAATTGCAGAACAGCATGATAAAGGATACATTGTTGATCCTACTATTGAAAAAATATTAGAAACGCTAAATAAATAAAATAAACAAAGGAGAAGATTATGCCTTCATTTAGTGATTTACGTTCTTCAGCAGAAGAGCGGTGGACACCCGAAGAGGGTGGCGAATATACGACAGTCGTTGTTGAGTGTCGTGTTGGTGAAACAGCTAACGGATTTCCATCTGTTAGTTTGTGGCACGAAGTTGTAGGTGGTGAAGATTCTGGAGAACGTTTCTGGGATAACACCTACTTTTCATCTAATGGTCGAGCCAATGCTATGGCATTTGCGAAGCTTGAGGCCGCTACGTCTGTAGCTAACGAAGCTTTCTGGGCTAAAGATCCTGATGAAATGGAAATTGAGCGTGCCTTGATGGGTGCAAAACTAAAGGTACGTACTACCTTTGATGAGAATGACAGGGACCCACAACGGCCTTGGCTTCGTTGCACATACATGGCACTTAACGAAACCATAGAAGAATTTTAGGGGGATAAGGGAATGACACCGGATGTAGCGAACTCTGTAGCACAACAAGCTAACGCTAGAACTCTGCGGAAAGAACTACATCCGGCTGTCGTCTTATCTTACTTTGGTCACGAACCTCAGATAGTCGGCAAGATTAGGTTATCTTATTCAAGTCCCTTTCGGGAAGATAAGAATCCTTCTCTTGATGTCTATCGCAATCAACGTAACGAATGGCGTGTAGGTGATTTCGCTGAAGGATTTCAAGGTTCTTCTATTGATCTTATCTTACGTTTCAAAACTGATTGGAGTACACAACAAGCTATTGATTTAGCTCGTGTGTTGTACGCTACCCAGTTATCTAATGGAGTTGACTACACCACTCCAGAGATAATGGGTCGTGAATTTCGTTGGCCTAATCCTCGCCATGATGACAGGTCTGCTCGTATATGGCATTTCCACTATCAGAAAACTCATCCTTGCCTGCCTCCGGTAGGTTTTCTTAGGTCTGAGTTCGGCATCCATGTTATGCCAAACGAGATGGTGTTTGCACCGTACTATGATAAGTACAGTAGTATCATTGGATACAAAACATTGTCTCGTAGTGGTGGTAAAAGAGCGGGTGTAGGGTCCAAAATGGCTCTTTACGGGACACGAGATGCTTTGCGTAGATTGGAATATGTTGACGGGCCTGTCATCATGTGTGAAGGGGAATCAGATACTTGGGTTATGGAGTATTTGTATGGTAATGAATATGTTGTTGTTGGTTTCCCTGGCGCTAACCAAAACATTCAGGAGATACTAGGAGTTTACGATGATGATGTGTGGCTTGAACGTGACATATCTATTGTGTTTGATGGTGATGCCGCTGGCACATCTGGTCGTGCTCAGGTAGCTGAGTGGTTGCATCGAAAGGAAGCGTATGTTTCTTTAACTCCATTGCCTGATAATAAAGATGTTGCTGACATGCAGGAGCAGGACATTCGTGACTTGTTTAATAACTGGCAGATGCCGTATGGTGAGCGACAGAAGATTACAAAGATAGGTAACTTGTATCGCAGGTTAACTAGTGATGGTTCTCAGGGAACTGAGATATCTAACTGGGCTATTGACATTACTCGTTTTTTAATAGGTGAAGATTCTGATACGTGGGCTATAGAAGGCAAGCTTCTACCTACTGGTAGGAATGTTTCTATATCCTCTACAGAATTTAGATCTGTTCAAAAACTTATTGATTGGTCACAGCGTAATACTAGACAGTTCTTTGGTAACACTACTGATGCTCAGAAATTAGGGTCCTTCCTTCTTAATGAGGCTACAATGAAACCTGTGGGAAGGATGACTTCAAGAATAGGATTACATAGGGGCGACTTCGTGTGGCCTACTGGTTCTATTGGAGATCAAGAATGGAAGTATCTCCCAAAAGAAACTGGTTTAAAACTAGACAAAACTAATGTTATGTTGTCTGAAAACGTGCAAGAAGCACATGCTTTACGCATACTTAAGTCTTTAGTAGAGCTACATAAACCTGAGGTTACTATGCCTGTGTTGTGCTGGTTAGCTACTGCACCTTTACGTACTCTCTTCAAAGAGTATCCAATACTGCACCTGTCTGGTACTAGCGGATCAGGTAAAACTACATTGACATCTCTTATGATCTTTCATTTCTCTGGTTCGATGATCTCATCTAACCTAACTACTACCACACCGTTTGCTATCTCATCACACTTCATGGCATCCAATGGATTCCCCATATGGTTTGATGAGTACCGGCCAGGTGCTAGAGATGACGCTAAGAAAACCCTTGACCAATTACTTCGTGATACTTACACAGGTCAGGTATCTACCAAAGGAGCTGTCAATACTAACCGTGCTGAAGTAGCTCAAATACTTACTGACAGTCCCGTCATAGTTACTGGTGAAGATACCTTATCTGAGAAGTCTCACATAGATCGTTCCATAATTGTGAACATACCCATGGAAGGTAAGAACTCTGAGGCATTAGGTTCATTAGATTTCGAGGACACTATTAGTTACGTCTACCTTAAGTGGTTGCATAAAAACTATTTAACTAACTCTGTTAAACTACCTGACAATTACGAACTTGATGACAGTGTGTCAGGTCGTCAGCTCAATAACTACAGAGTGTTACAATATGGTTACAACTTGTTGCAACACTTTGTTCACGATCTACAAATAGATAATGACATTAAATGGCAACTACCTGATAAGTCATGGGACCTAATACTACGTGATGCTTCAATAGCTGACACCGAAAACCCTATACTTGAACTACTACGTTGGGCGTACGAAACAGAAACAACTGCCGTCTACGCAATAGAGGAAGAAGGCAAGTTAGCTATCTCTACCATAGAACTTATGCGTATCCAGAACGCTCCATGGGGTCCTAAGTTACCGTTACCTTTTGAGAAACATACAGCTTTTGGTAGGTGGCTTGAAGATCATCTTGGCGCTAAGAAAGAACGCATATTTCATATGGGTAAACAACGCAGAGTCTATGTTGTAGACTTTGATAAGGTAATCATAGATGAGTAAAAAAGCTTTAGACGATCCTAAAACTAGAAGCACTTTGTTAATGGCTATAGCTATGGGTAAGACTAGGGCAGAAGCTTGTGGCGATGCCAGCATTACTATGCAAACGTTACGTCGTCATGAGAAAAGCGACCCTGAGTTTATGGAACAGATGCTTGATGCCGAGGAAGCTTCCTTTGATCAGGTTGAAAGACGCATGCGTGAGATGGCTATAGCTGGTGATTCTTCTATGATTAAAGAGTATCGTTCTCTTAAGCGTAGACGTGAAGCTCGTGAAGCTCGCACCGCTAAACTAGAAGTAGAAACTACTCACACTCATATACTGGAAGCTAACGATAGTATTCGTGAACTTGTCGGCACATTAAAAGCTCGGCAACAACAAGCAGAATTGCAAGAGGCCAGGGTTATAGACGTTGAACCTAGCTAGCTAATAGCTGTTCTAATGTTATAGCTTTAGTCTGTGCTATTTGTTGTGTGGTTGCAGGATCAGTAAGGTTCTCTGCTTGCGGAACTGTAGGTTTCTTAGGCAATCCTATACTCTGTAGCTCTCTGTTAGTCATTGGATTAGTACCGTACAGTATCCATGACATAATCTCTCCATCTCCAAGGTCACGTATCCCAAACAAATACGCTATCAACTGTATCTCTGCCACAGCCTGAGCCGCATTCTTCTGTAATTTCATCAACTCTTTAGCTGACGGAACCTTGTCAAATTTCGCTACCTCTGTAGGGATTCCCAGCAAATTCTTTTTGGTCTTTGACATATCATCTAAGTACGTTGCAACGGCTTGTTGTATTGGTATCCCTGCCTCAACAGCATCTTGCATGTATCGCACAGCATCAGGTATTGCAGGAGCCATTACTCTAGCTTGACTTGGAGTTACCCCTGCGGACTGAACAATAACGTTAAACCACTCACGAGCACGTGCCAGGTTCTCTTCTTCTCTAGCAGTTTCAATAAACTGATTCTTACGCATAGGCTCTATACCAAGCGACTCTAACTCTGTGTTTGTTAAACCACCAGACAACGATAATGCAATCTCTAATTTCATTTGAGGTGAAAGACTCACATAATTTTCATCGCCTTTTTTGGCTTTAGAATCCCCATTTGCAAACAGTTCCATCATTTCTATTTGGTCTTGAATATCTCTTGCATGATCTTCTAACGATTTAGGTTCACGTTCTTCGGCAGGTTTAAATGGTAAACCAAGTTCAGCAACAACTTGTTGAGCGCTACTTTGTATGTTGTATTCTAAAGCCGCCATCTTGTCTTCAGCAAATATACGTATCTTAGCTACACGATTAGCTTCAGACAAAAGACCGTCACGTCTAAGATCAGAAAGCGTAGGCAACACAATATTTTTATCAGCTAATTTTCTACGTTGCTCATCATACTCTGCGTTTAAAAAACCAATATAACGTAACTGTTGTTCTTCATTTAATTGATAAGTTTGTATACCTAAGAAAGAATTAAACAACCCCATCTTTAACTTATCCGTATCATTAAACCAACCACCCATCTGTTGATGGTCAGATACTATGCCAAGAGGATCTTGATCACTGTACCGTGCAAGTTCTCTCATTGTTTTTGTAACGACAGGTAAAGCAGACGCACTCAATAATCTAAACAAAGACATATATGCAGGGCCGTCAGGTATAGGAGCACCAGAATATATACGTGACCCAGTAATTTCCTCTAGTCCAGCTATAATTCCAGCTTGCGGACCGCTAGAAAGCAAACCAAGAGAATCATTCAACCTATCTTTTAATTTAATTTCCTTGTAATCCCATGGTATTAACGGATTAAGGTCACCAATCGTAGAAACATACGCTACTTTCTCTAACGTTTCAATAGCGCTTATCAAAGGAGTTTCCATACGGGCTGTAAACAACGTGTTCGGATTAAAGAAGAACCTGCTATCTTGCATGAACTCAGGCATAAACTTGCCATGAGCATCTTTCTCTACACCAAGAACGCTTTGCATAATGCCATCAAGCATACGTTGTGTGTTGATTACTGTACCTGGCTGGCTTGCTAACATACGAAGTTGCAACGGTGTGTTCTTACGCATCCACGTATAGAACCTACTGTAATTCTTTATGCGACGTTCACCAGCAGTCAAGTCAGTGTAATCTAAAAGGAATTGTTTTGTCCTAGCAGATGCACCAACAGTACCCAGCCCTTGCTCCATGCCATCTAAGAACATAGCTATACGAGCATTGTCTTCGATCATGCTACCCCATTGACGACCTGACCTAGTTATAGGGTTATTCAAATACATTTCAGTCTTGGTTTTACGGTTACCTTTCCTGCCCTTACCATCAAACAATCCTTGGTCATACCCTAAATCTTGGAAGAAACCTGGAGTTACAATACCTGATTCATTAATGAGTCTAAGGTTACGCACATCATCAGATGTTATTTTGCTAGCTTTGCCACGAGCAGTAAAACCTTTAAGGTCGCTAAGGTCAGCATTGTTTTTAATCATGTGGCTTAAAGCGTCATTGTAATTTAAGAAACCAAACTTACCCATGTAATCATGCACGCCTTTATTCAAAGCTTGCAAACGGAACGCTCTACCTATCATTGCAGGGTTTTTAAACCCTCCTACTGCCATGTTAAAGAAGTTACCTACCATGTTTCTGGAGTGGAATGCAAAACCTACAAGAGGCACAGTTACATAACTAGCCCAACCTGTAGTCCATGCAGACATTAGCTCATTAAATTTCCCTTGAACGTGATCGTTCTTTAACTGACCGATAACGTTCTTTTTAATTTCATTAGCTAAGTCTGTATCAACTATTCTGAATCCACTACCTACTTCTACTGCACTGTAGTTTCCACCAAACTGACCTTTTAATATGCTTTCTACTTTAAATTGAAATTGTTCTAACGTCTGGTTAGGCTCCCCACGAATAATATCTTCTTTACCTGATTCATCAACATACGTAAACACGTACCTGTCTTGATAATCTGCGTCAACTTCTCCAAAAGTTTGACGACTCATCTTGCCTCTATCAACAGCTTCTTGAGTAGCTACCTTTTCTATTCTCATGTCTGACTTAATAACAGAAGGTCTTTCAGTAGTTATTGTATCCATGCCAGTGCTAGCATCTATAAGTGTTAGCTCTTCTAAATCATTGAGCAGATCGTAAACTACTTTTTGATCATCGAAACTTTCGCTGTATCTTATGAAAGCTTGCACGGGGTCATCGTCATAGAAACGTGTGACAAGGTAATCAACTGTTCCTTTGTCAGTTCCTTTATTTATGGAACTTACATTAGCCGCTATAGAGTTCATAACATCACTAATAAACCTATTGACATCTGTAATGTTTTGAACAGCAGGCAGAAATGCTCTTGCTCTCATGTGGCCACTCTCTGTCAACACACTCAACATTCGTGAAGCATTTAAACTAGCTGGCATATGATGACTTCCTCCAGCCGCATCCTGCACAGCTTTCATTAAGTCAACCCAACCATCTATAGCATCTCGTATAGTCTCATCATCCCAACCTTTAGATTTGCCTACTTTTTCAACATAATCAGTAATAGCTGGTTTGCTAGTTATTGTGCTAGCTAACGTAAATAATGGATCATCAGAATCAGCATTAAATATTTTAGCAAACTGTGCAACAGCTTCATCAGACATTACACGTGGATTAAAAGACTCAGGATCTAACGGAATAAACTCTTGATTGCCAGGACCTTTCTTTATTTCTGGATCATACTCAGGGTTACGCATCTTCAT